AGCTAGGAAAGTATGTTTCAACATCAATTGATAGGGTTACGTTGATTTTATTATTATCAACGAGCGTAAACTTGTATTGTTTATCAACTGTTTCAGTTGCTGGAAATTGGAACTGTGCTGGGATTCGGACTCCATTGTATTGAAAGTAGACTACTCGATTTGAGTAGTTGATGTTTAGCATGCTCTCGGCTATCTTAAACGCCTTGTTCAAATTATCACAAATTATCTTCACGTCAAATTTAACAGACAATGGTAATGAGAACAACTGCGCTGAATATCCGGTCAAGACATTTTGATCATTATCGCCCTTTTCAGTTTGTGTAAAACTACCTCTAACAAACTTATTAGTGATATCTGAAGATTTTATTTGGAAGCTAGATAGAGTAACAATACCTCTTGGAATAATATCATAGGTTCCTTCAGCCACCGGAATTCGGCAATTATCGGGAAGTCCAATATAGAAATCTTTTAGGAAACCTTCATCGGTTCCGTAATTATAGACGAAAGGAACGCTGAACTGTTCTTTGTGGTCGTCCCTAGCAAGGGTCAATACCATTTCACCATTTAGCAGATCAAGTAGAGCAATCGTTAAATTCCTTAGGAAAATGTCATCCGTGTTAAGAGTCTTCATGAAGTTATTTATCTAAAAACAAAAAGCCTCCAAAAAATGGAGGCTTTCTTAGTGGAGGTGACGGGAATCGAACCCGTGTCCGCTTGACCTTCAACCACACTCTCGTTCACACGCTTAGTCACGTTTGTTAACCTGACGAAATTCACAATTCCCTTATTTTAGCAGTTCGGTTTACTGAGAACTAATCTTCTGCTCGCTGTCACGGTAGCGAATTCCGTTTTGCAACTTTATTTTAGTCAAGCAGTTGCCGCTTGGTCACTTATGCAGCTAAAAGCTCTTCAGCGACAGGAGTGTTAACGCCTTGGTTAACTAGGCTCCAGAAGTTAGTGTTGCCACTTAAAAATTGCGATACGTTTTTACGAGTCTTAGCACCATCCTCGGCGTGCGAGCGTACCTGAACTGCCCACGTCAAATCCAAGCACCCCCATATAAGGTTATTATACTACATTATTTATAGATGGTCATAGTTCTCACAAATTTTCAACAGGACTGATAAATAACCTAAAATAAGTCACCCTTTAAATGGCAGACATTAGCAACTCAAATACAAGCTTAAGGCTTTTTACCAATCTGAAAATAAGAGTCAGAGATATACTTGGTGAAAGTATTCAGTTTTTACAGGATAAGTTTAAACAAAGTAGATCAGTATTTACTGCGGCTTCCCCATTCGGTCAGCTCTTGATCGTTGTAGAAAATTTAAGTCAATTGATTTTTTACTACATCGAGGACGCTGTTACTGAATTGAACATCAATGAGGCAAGTAGAGTTTCTTCAATTTACTCGCTAGCCACTCTTTCAGGCCATAACCCAAGTCGAGCAATTGGAGCAACCGGGCAAATCAGAATGATTCGAAAGCCTAATATCAATCCGCCAGCTTCAAAGGTGATCTTAAATAACCTATTTAGAGTTAGATGCGAAAATAACGGTTTGATCTATGCAATTGAGCTTGTACAGGAGGATGTTAGACTTGCTCTAACCGGCGCCGAAACTACTGCAATCTTTAATATTAGACAAGGCCAAATTGAATCTCAAACCTTTACCGCTAAGGGCCAAGCTTTTGAAAGTTACCAGCTTGGAGCTCCAAACAATTTTTACATCGATAATTTCATGGTCAATGTTTACATTAATGGTGAACAATGGACAAAATACGAATCTCTGTTAGACATTCCTAGAAATGCAAAAGGGTTTATCGCAAAGACCGGTATAACTAACGGTTTAGACATTTACTTCGGAAACGGGTCATTCGGTAAAATACCGACAACTGGTTCAACTATCGTAGTCGAGTACTTGACGACTGACGGTTCTGCCGGTAATGTAAAAGTTGACGATGTGAAGCAGGTAATATTTAGTTTTGTCGATACTGGCTTCTCTCCAATTGGAGAAGAGATCACGATGCCAGATTACTTTACTATCTCAACAGTAAGTCCTCCGAATTTTGGAGTAGATCCAGAAGATCCGGTTTTGACCAGATTAATTGCGCCAAAAGCGTCAAAGAGTTTTGCCCTTGTCAATCTAGACAATTACGAAATTCTTCTACAGAAGCTGCAAATGTTTTCAACCATTAAAGTTTTCTTGGATCAGGATGCGACTGGCAATATATTAGACTCAAGGATGATTAACTTATTCTTGGTTCCAGATGTATCACAGATGTTTAATAACGGCACTGACTACTTTAATCTTGCAACGGCTAATTTCAAATTAACGGCTTTCCAAAAGAATGAACTCTTGAAGTACATTGAAAAGTCGGGAACTAAAATGATTTCGTCTGACGTAAAGGTGGTTGACCCAAAAATCACTAGATACATTTTAAACGTTAGCATCATTGCGTTCGATGACATTACTACTGACATTATAAAATCCGATATTGCTGATGCAATCGGAAATTACTTCATTAAGTTAAAAAGACAGGATCGAGTTCCAAAGAGTGATTTAATTAGAGTAATTGAAGATCTAAAGGGTGTTGACTCAGTAAACGTTAACATAATTGGAGAGGCGAATGAGAATGCGCTAACTCTAAATCCATCATCAACTAATCTAGTAGGATTAGACGAATTTAACGATATTGTAATTGGACTTGACGAATTTCCTGTAGTTAGAGGAGGTTGGAAAGACTCACAAGGTAATCAATACTCTGAAGGCCTATCTGACACTTCATTAGGTGCTCTAAATATTCAAATAAAAGCTCAAATACCTCGTAAAAATATTGGTATCCTATGATAAGAAACTCTTTATATCAAGTTGTGTACAATAGAAAAGACAATCGCCTTCACTTAGGGTACAAGTACAAAAATGCCCTAATGAAAAGAATTTTGTCTAACCAGATGTTTGGAGCAAATCCAATTTTGGACGCTTTCATTGCCTATCTAGAAGCCTATCTGTATGAGCACATTGAAGCCGTTAAGCAAATAAAGATTTTTGCAAATCCTGCTCTGGACAAAAACGAAAACAGACTTAACTAATCCCATGAGCGGAGTATTCACAAAAGAAAAGAAGGCACAAATCAAAAGTGAGCTTGAGGACCTACTGAAAAATTACTCAGGAGGACCTACTCCGGAAGAAGATAACATTGATGAACAGCTTGCTGAAATAGCAGCGGCTCCTCCGTTAAACTTCGCTGAAATGAATTATGAATTTGAGAAAAAGGCAAAGGACATCACCGGCTCAATGCTCAAATTCTATGTTGATCTTGGAGTAATTGAAAAACATGATTACATAAAACAGAAACAGATTCTTGACAACTCCAGCATTCAAAATATCTTTTTTCAATTAAAGACGATTCGAATGGCAATCGAAAAAATTGCAGAGGAAATAAATCAAGGAAACACCCACCCTAGACTTTTTGAGGTCTTTGGGCAATTACAAGATAAATTAACCACAGTCGTTAAAACTCAAGCAAACTACATGCTATTCCTAGAGGATACGTATCGTAAGATGAATCAGGAAATCACTCAACGTGATACTAATCCGGAATCATCGCAACGGGCTTTACCGACAAGCACCACTGATTATTACATAACGGCTGGCACAAAAAATCTAATGAAAGAGATTGACGCAATCGAGGTTGAGGAAGACTTGTCTGACACTAGACATCTAACACACCCATCCAAAAAAGTAGAGGTCATGGTTGAACGCGGAATTTCAAACGCGGTAATGCAGGAAGAGGATGATAATGATGACTTCTTAGATGACGTTAACTCATTAATATGAGAGACTTTATAGCAAACAGCGGAGGTCGAACCCAAATGAAACTCTCCAATCTAGATCAGGAGAATAGTGCAATTTGGACGACTGAGAAGGTTCAAAAACTTCTTGACGATTTTGAGAATGGTATGATTGACATCAAGACCATTAAAAATTCGCCGTTTAAAGATAATGATCCGGTCTGGAAAAAAGCGAATATCGTTTTTGAATACACACCGGAAGAGCTTGAAGAAATCAAGAGATGTAAACACGATCCAGTTTACTTCGCATCAAAGTATGCGCAAGTAATGACAGAAGATGGGATTCAACAAATCACACTAAGGGATTACCAAGAAGAGATCATTAGATCCTTTAAGAATAGTCGTTTCAATTGTTTGATGGCATCCCGACAAATCGGTAAGACTGTTATGTCGGGAGTATTCATTGCATGGTACCTAGTATTCCACACCGATAAAAACGTATTAGCTGTTGCTAACGTTGCCTCTACTACCAAGGAAGTATTGGACAAGATTAAATCAGTACTTGAGAACTTACCGTTCTTTCTTAAACCTGGCTGCATTTCAAATAACGTAATGTCGCTTAAGTTTGATAACGGCTGTCGTTTGATTGGTCGTACCACCACTAAAAATACAGGTATTGGTTTTACGATTCACGTACTGTACATCGATGAGTTCGCTCACATCAATCCGTCTTACCTAGACTTCTTTTATCGAGCGATCTATCCTACTATTTCAGCATCAACCAATTCAAAGGTTATTATAACGTCCACTCCGAATGGCATGAATCGATTCTATGAGATCTACATGGATGCGATGAATGGCTTAAATACTTACGTACCTCTACGAGTTGACTGGTGGCAGGTGCCAGGTAGGGATGAGGAATGGAAGAAAATGACGATTGCGAACTTAGGTTCTGAGGAAGACTTTAATCAGGAATACGGGCTACAGTTCTTTTCTTCTGATAAATTATTGCTGCCGTCAAAAGACCTAAAAAAGATCTTTTCGTTCCGCACTACATACGAGGTCCCAGAATGGGCCCAAACTCCGGAGAATTTAGACCTATTAGAAGGCTTCTCGGTTCATCCAAACTTTAACAAATTCACACCTGATGACATTAGAAACGATGGCAACACTTATGTGTTCTCTATCGATACTGCTTCAGGAGTTGGTCGCGACTATTCAGTAATTAATATTTTTAAATTCACAGCATTGCCGATCAAAATGCTAGATCAAGTGAAAGACTTCATCAAGAATGAGGGCGACTTTTTTGGACTTGTGCAAGTTGCCTCATTTAGAAGTAATAAAAAGGACATCAACGAGTTCAGCAATGTCCTTGAGTACTTGACCTATAAAGTCTTTAATCCAGAAAAGGTGAGGCTGTTGATAGAGCTTGATCATAAGGGCGATTACGTAATGGATAAAATCCAACAGAACGAGCTATTTTGGCCAGGCCAATTGGTACATTCGAAACACATGACGTCTTCGACGAATTGGAAACCTGGACTAAAGATGACCGAGTCCAATAAGACTAAATACTGTGAACGTTTTAAGTACCTAGCGGCCGTGAATAAAATTCTACCTAATGAATTTAAAACAGTGCATGAGCTTGGATCGTTCGGTAAAGCCGGCAATGGTACATATCGTAGTCAAAACGGTAATGACGATTTGGCAATGACATGCGTATCAACTGCTGCATTTTTTGAATCACCTAACTTTTGGGAAATAGTGAATGATGAATTGGACAGATTGCCTAAGGAATATCTTGAAAAAGTATACGCTCAATTCTTGGGTGAGGCTTATTTGGGCCATGATTCAGGATACAATCACGAAACCCTAAGAGACTTGAATCGTACTCCTGAAATAAAAAGACCTGGAGCAACTAAAAAGTTTGACGAAAATACTGTGGATGAGTATAAGAGATTACTTAGCCATTTTTACGGAAACAATACCCAATAAAATTTATGAAACCGGACGAACTATTGGACTTCGATTACGAAAATAATAAAAAGGAAATCTTCGACAAGATCGTAAAATCCATTGATTCTGCGATGAAAAAGAAATCTCAGCAAATTTACATAAAGAAGCTGATGATAGTCGATGAAGAGATTGATGTAGTTGCCCGTCGAGAAGATTGGCCAGACTGTTTGGATAAAGCAATTAACTTTTACAAACAGATTGAAGACTACGAGTCTTGTGCAAACTGTCAAAGTATATTATCAAAAATCAATCAACCAATTAAAAAAACAAAATCAAATGCCAGAAAAACAAATTAAGAGAAAAGCCCAAACTCCAAAATTGGAAGTTACAGAAAAGGACCTACGTACGGTCAATCTTAAACCTTCCCAGGAGAGTTACTGCCAAAAGATTATGACCAATGAAATAACATTTTGTTATGGACCGGCTGGAACCAGTAAAACTTTCACAGCCTGCTTAGCAGCCCTAAAGCTATATATGTCAGGCAAGATTAAAAAGATAATCTTATCAAAGCCGATTCAAGAGTCTGGAGAAAAACTTGGGTTTTTACCTGGTGAAATTAAGGATAAAATTGATCCATTCATGGAAAGTTATCGTTCGAATTTGGTAAAATTACTACACGATCCAAATTGTGTGGGCTGGCTTGAAGCAACCGGTGTTATCGAGTTCAGACCGCTTGCCTACATGAGAGGAGCGACTTTTGATAATTGTTTAATGATTCTAGATGAAGCTCAAAATGCTGATTTTAAACAACTTATGCTGTTCATAACTCGTATGGGAAAGGACTCTAAGGTGTTAATTTGTGGAGATGTCAGCCAGTACGATATCGCAAAGAGTAAGGTAGCTTTACCTGAATTTATTAAATTATTAGAAGGCATTAATAACTTGGGCATTCATACTTTTAAAGATGAGGACATTGTGAGAAACAAAATCTTGATCCAAATTACTGAACGCTACGAGAAATGGAAATCAGAGAACCCGAAACACTTTAACTAAAAATAGATTAATGAGCGCTTACGACCTAATTAACAAACAACTAAACGACGAAATGCAGAGCCTTGCCGAACTAATTAAGAGCGGCAATTACACAGAGAAAGACAGAAATAGGTTAGCCTCAATCATGTATCCGAAATTAAAGTTCTTCATTTGGAAGTTCTTTAATGATCCTGACGAAACTGATGAAGTTCTCCATAATACTCTATTTAAGATATTCAAAGGACTTACCTCATACAGTGATTCGTATCGCTTCACGACATGGATCTATACGATAGCTAAGAATGAGGCACTACTTCATCAGCATAAATTAAAGGTTCAGTTCGCGCAGAGTCTTGATAATTTAACCAAACCTTTGAATCTACCGGACGATTCTCTACATACTTTCGAAAGGGAAATTTACATGGACGATCTCTATGTTATGACTCAGACCGAACTCACAGGCTTACCTGATTGCATTGAGAAATCAATACTAATTGATAAAGAGATGAATCATCTAAGAGGTAATGAAATTGCAGAAAAGTACGATATGAATCTAAACACGGTTAAAACTAAAATTAGAAAGGCTCGTAAAATGTTAAGGGAAGCGGTGCTAGAAAAGAATCCAGGAATGATTGACCGACTAAATGAATACTTTTAAACATGGGACTATTAAACTTACTTAATCCAATTGAAGCAATTGATGCAGTACGAACTATCGTAAAAGATCTTACTAATTACCGGTTCTATCGAAAACAGATCAAAGCAATTGAAGATGCCGGTATTTTCAGGACAAAAAAAATGCGAGTAGACTGGCTATGTCGAGTCTACTATGTTGTTAACTTGGAACCTGAACTCCAGCTAGCCACTGGTGATCTAATTGATCTTGAAAAGAGTCGAGTATTTGAATCAGTTTCTAGAATTCAAGGA